TATTTCTGTTACTCTTCTGTGTCTTCTTCTTTTTTTATATAATTTTTAAATTCCTTAACGTCTTTCATATTTATTACTTTGCTTATTACAGTCAAATCTTTCTTTTCCTTATCTTGTTGTTGTGATGCTACAGTCTTATTTGATGTATGGGTTTCTTTTTCATTTACATAGACAACGTCAAGACTCCCTGTTGGGTTATCTGTATGAGCAAATTTTATTATGCTCTTTGTGATATAATTCAAATCTCTAACATCAACATAAAAATATGCTTTAACTAAAAATTCTAATGTTGTAAGTACAATTCTTCTGCTCTCAAAAATTTCTTCAAAATTATCTTCCCATGATACGTTTTCTAATACCACTTGAAGGTTATTAACTATGTCTATTTCTTCATGGTCTTGAACTTCTAGGGTAATGTAAGGATTAAAGAATGGTAGTATCTGGTCAAGTATCTGGCTCATCATCGTAAGGTTTACAGTTTGAATATAAAGTGTAAAACTAAAATTATAAGGTGCTGGAGCGTACAATATTTTGTTAGCTGGTTTACCTTCTACTTTACTACCTACAATCTTACTAGCCGGGTTTATTTTCCTCTCCATATCATAGCTTAATCCTGTACACTCAAAACCCATTTTCGGCAATCTTTTCAATATTCCTTGAGTGGAATAGTCTGATGATATAGTCTGAAATGCGGAATATGAAATTGGAACTTTAACCCTTTTATTTCTTTTCTTGGTGTAAATGTTTGAGAACAGATAACCAAATACTGATATTGTTTTTTCAATAGTGTTATTTTCAATAAATTTATTTCCAATCATTTTTTACCTCCCTTTTATCTATAGTAGATAAAATATGTGTCTCTAAAAAACTCTATATTTCCATCGTATTCAAAACCATATTCATCTTCCAACATTCTTGCTAATTCATATATATTACTATTCATTATTTCATGTATAAAATCATCAAAACTATTTGCGAAGTCTAATAATCGAGTTATAGTAGTATTTGCTCTTCTTGTATCTTGTAGTGCTTCTATAGCGTCAATATCTATTCCAATGGCATCAGATAAAATTCCACTTGAAAATTCTGCCGGATGATGAGAAATATAATTTTTTGCAGATTGTTCAATCTTGTGTTCAGGTTTAATTAAAATTTCCGTATTGTCGTGGTTTATAATCAAGTTTCTAACATCGTATTCATCATATAATTGTTGAATAACTATAGGGTCTGTAATATTATTTAATTTACAATAAACCGCTATATCTATTGGTTCTTCACGTGTTGACCCTATAGTATCTTGTACGAGTTTTAAAATTTGTTTATCAGTCATTTTTATTTACCTCTTTTTTTTAATATTTTATTTTATTTATAAATTTTTTTATTTATTTTTTGATACACTTATTTTTAAATACACTTATTTTTTCTTTTTGTTGCCTCTGTAAGCGTCTCTTCTGTCATCCTTAACATATTTACTATCTTGGAATAATTTATTATCGCCATAGTCTTTGTTTTCAATTCTCTGTATATCTACAATCTTATATGAAGTCTCTGTTCCTGTCAATAGCAAATCTATATTTAATTCTCCGATTTCCTCAGTTAGTTTTACCTTCTTATTAACCTCATCAAAACCCACAACCAAGCCTTTGAATATAATTCCAAATTCTTCATCCTTTTGATATAACTCTTCTTCTGCGTCCCATATACCATCACCACAAATTGGTTCTTTGTCAAGACTAACAATGGCAGTATAAGTTGACATATCAAGTAATTCTTCTCCAAGCCCATCTAGTCTTTCATTTCCTGTATCAATTATATCACCACCTGTATATTGATATAATTCACATTTTAAATTAAAAATATAATTTTTCCCAAGTTGATAAAAAATTTCTTCATCTTCTACAAATTTAATCTGAAATATATTAGATGCTGGGGATACCTGAAAATAAATTAAATCTAATTCTCTTGGTCTATCTAAACCGGTAATTGTATTAAATTGTTCAGCACTAATAATAAAATCAACAGTGTCGTGAATATCCAATCCAAACTTTGTCATTAAATCACCATCACCACCAAAGCCACCAGTATTAACAATTTGAGCGTCAATCTTAAATGCCTCTTTATATTGAGTTAGTGAAGCCTCATTAAAAATTGGATTCATTTCTAAAATATCTTGAAATATATATATAATATCACAAGATACAAGTTTTATCATTTCTGTATTGAGCTTCTGGAGTAAATCTTGTTCCTTCTTATTATTAAAAAAATTAAAATACTTATTAGAAATTTTAGTTATCCTCTTCTTTGGGAAAATACATAAAATATTTCACACCATCAATTTCTCTCGTTTCTTCTGTTCCACCTTCTCCAGCAATAAAATGTGCCCTTCCCTTTTTCTCTAATAATTCTTTTATAAAAATTTCAACCCTCTTATAAAAAAACTTAAGATATACAAGACTGGCTCTCCTAGTGTCAAACATATTTTCCATATCATCAAGGTTATCTATACCAATATATTTGCCTAGTAGTGTAGAGGGTAATTCCATAAGCCATTTCTTGATATTAGCAATGGCAAATTCTGTCGCTTCTCTATCTGTAAATAATAAATTTGTTTTTTTATGGTAGTTCATTTATGCCTCTTTGTTTTATCTATAAAATAAATAATATTTTTCACCAAGAAAATTTGTTTCTCCGTCATATTTCATACCAAAAATATCTTCCAATAATTCTTCCATATACTCATCTTCCATTTCTTTTATTCTATCAAAAAATTCTTGTAACTTTCCATTTTGGATAATTAGCTTATGGATTTGCTTCACACCCCATCTTGATTTTTGTAATTTTTTTATTTCATCAATATTCACATCTTTTGTATAATTCATTAAAAAACTTGCCTCAAAATTATCAAGATTATCAAGTATATGTTCATCAAGAAAGTAATCAACCTCTTCTTCATATTTAATCATATATTCTTCATTATCATTATCTATAAATATTCCTGTTTTTTTGTCATAGCTTTTGTATATATGTTCTATATACCACGTTTCACCCTCTCCATCAAACCCCTTAACAGCAAAATAAACGGCTATGTGGGTTGAGACTTCTCCTCTATCCCCTGTAACCTCGTGAACTAATTTTAATAATTGCCTATCATTCATTTATATATACCCCTTGTTTATATTTGTTATTTTTTTTATTTATATAAATCATTATGGCATACTTTATATGGATTGTCAACATTTATTTTTAACTATTAGGGAAACAGGTTGTTTTCCAATTTAATATTCATATATAAGCTAACCTTATAATCTCAGGTATTTAAAAATAAGGTAAACTGTATCATCTACCTTACATTTATTGAAAGCCCCCATAGGTGTAATCTTAAAATCTCAGGTATTTAAAAATAAGGCAAACTATATCATCTACCTTACAATATGCCTTTTTCAATTCATCTTATATATATAGTAAAGTGTTTTATTTACAAATTCTTCATATTCCTTTTTATCTTTACAAATAAAATAAGCTCTCCCAAACTCTTCAATACTATCTTCAATAAAATCAGTAATTAGATTATTCTCTCCTATAAGTTGGAATAAAACATTATCTATCCCCTCTACTTTATATCCGTCTTTATTGGCTATATCTTTTTTATATAACATAGGGATATATCTACTTAAAAAAATTGTTGGAAGTGTATCTACTTTTTTTACCACACCATCGCTTGCAAAAGCATTCGCTTCTACTTCTGTAAAAATATAATAACTCTCCCCTTTATATTTAATTTTATTATAATCCCAACTATCTAACAATTCCTTAATGTTATAATCAAGATTAACTTCATCTATTGTGTGTTGAAATGATTTCATAAAAGCTGTAAGTTTCTCAGCTTCTGTGGGTTTCACTTTCCCAATTTTACGTATTCTTTTTACTAATTTTTTGTCATTTAACATTTTATCCTCTCTTTTCCTTATAATTATATTTTTATAATGACACATTTTATATGGGTTGTCAACACTTATTTTTTGAAATATTGATTTATATTTTTTTAACCGTTAATTTGGGAAACATTGATTATAAGGAAACAGATTGTTTCTCAATTTAATATTTATATATATAGGCTAATACTTATAATATAAGGCAAACTGTATCCTCAATCTTATATTTTAATGTTAGCCCAATGGGTGTATTCTTAAATTATAAGGTAAACTATATCATCTGCCTAATAATCTAAGGTCTGGGTATCACAAAAAATATCACCAAAAAATAAGGTAGCACTATATCTATAATAACCTATACATCACAAATTTTATATTAAACAATTTTTTGCATACTACGGTTAGTATATTCTGATTTTTTACCTT